CCATTGCTTGACCTAGTTGTGATTCACTTGCTGATGTGTGTAATCCAGATAATACATTGCTAGCTCTTAAATCAGCTTCTTTAGCAAGTAAGTTCATACGTCTTGTTCTTTCATCTTCAGCAAATGCTTTTTGTGATGCGCTTCTCAAACTTACTGCCGTACCGGCTGCAGAACTTGTACCCCTAGCTGCTTGTACTGCAATTTGTGTTCCAATATTAGACCGTAACTGCTGCATTGAAAATAACGACTCTTGTTCTGTTTGTGCTCTTAAAGATTCTAAATTAGCTTCATATTGTGCTTGCTCAATTTCACGACCGGCACGAATCAAACCTTGTTGTCTACGTGTTTGTGAGTAATCAACTATCATGCCAGCAGCTTGCATAGCTAATAATATACCAGTTAATGGGTCCATCGTTACTCCTCAATTTTGTAATACACGCCTAACAAACGAATATCAAATGGTTCTGAATGCGTGATAGTAATAGGTTGTCGGTAAAATTCATTCCAGCCAGACATCAATGTTTTTTTAAATAATCCAGTTAACGGTTCTGGTGGTGTTAATGGATTGAATTGTTCTAATGTTTTAATAGAAATTGGTTGTCCATTTACAAAACCACCAATTGTGTTATTAAAGAAAAATGTTGCGTTTCTAATATGTTGTGGAAAAACCAATGATGAGCCTTTGTAGCCACCAGCACCTGGTATGTTATTAGGCATTAATTGTATTTCAGTATCAACTGGTAATCCAATAAATGCATTAGTAACATCAAATGGCTGTCCATGTGCAACAAATTCTACAGTTGAATTAGTTACTGAATCTTCAAAACCATATCCATCACCTTGCATAACTACTGTTCTTCCATTAAATCTTGGTAAGCCAGAAATGCTCAATGTTGGTGGTCCAGAATAAACATAAGAACAATCAGTAAAAACATCAAAACTAATTTCTTCAATAAAATACTTTGTGCTGTATGTAAATGGTGGAACCAATTCATTAGCTATTTGTCTTTCAATTACAAACCAAGCTCGACCATCTGGACTACTTGTTCCCCATCTAAAATAACCTTTTAGCTCAGGTCTATCTGGATCAACTCTACCAGTTGTACAAGGAGTAAATCCACTTACATTTTCAGCTATCAAAGTTTGATAGATAATCATGGAACCATCGTCGTTAATAAAAAAGACATAGCGACTGCCAGCACGATTTAAATTAACAAAGGGTATCTCATCATGGGGTGAGCTAAATAAATGCTCTGAATAAACGCTAATGATGTTTGAGGCGTATGCATTATTAATACCGTCCCAAAGCATTGTATGTACGTCATTACCAGATACGATAATAATTTGGTTATCTACACCCTGTGGTTGAATTGCTGTAGCAGGATTAGATTCTTGTAATTGTAAACTAAAATTGCTTGGCGTTAGTGCAGTTTCAAAACTTAATGGTGTTGAATAAATTCCAGTATTAGTATGTACTGTAAAACTACGATATGGTACTAAAAACCTAATAACATTTACTGTATCACTAGATGGGTAATAACTAATACAATCATCATCATCAGGTGGAATATTAGTCATATCGAAATTATTATAATCATTAATAACTGATAACCATATGCCATTTGGTAGTAATTCAGTATTCGCAAAAACAGCTCTGCTTTGAAAACTTGAACACTTAGCAGGCCATCCACGACCAGGAAAAGTTTGTGCGCCTGATACTATTGTATTACTCCACGCTGGTTCTGTAATTTGACATAAACGTCCCAACATCCCAGTAGCAGATGGAAATGTAGAGGTTATAAGAACAGTTACTTGTGTTACTGGATATGGTCCTGCACCAATTGCAGTAATTGAAGCCATTCCTGTACCATCTGAAAATGTTCCACCAACATAAAGAGGGTTAAACATTGCTGTACTACTAGTCAATGTTGTTGTTGAACCAACAATTGTTGCACCCAAATTAAAAGTGTATGTATCATAACCACCAGTAAAGTCATACTGAGGCCTATTTTGAAACACAACATCTACTAATGACCAGCTATTTAATACCAAAACATTATTAACGCCTGTTCCCACATTCGTAAGAGTGAATGCATTTGTATCAGCTGAAGCTTCAGCAGCAGTATTATAAACTTTAATCAATGTCCCAGTTGCATCAGTTCTAATAAAATATGTTCTTTCAGTAATTATTTGAGGTGTAGTAACTGGTAGTGTACCTGTCGTTGTAAAGCGTGCAGCAGAAATAATATTTCCAGTTATTGGATTAGTTAAAGTAAATTGATTAGCTACAATACCTGCACCGGCATTAATAGGATTAGCTGCAAGACTAGTTCTAGTTAAATCTTTTGGTTGAATTCTATGGGCTGCAATACGGAAATACCTATCTAAAATAGTCCAGTCCATTGTTCGTATAACTTCACTAATTAGAGTTGGCGCTGCAATAGTTGCAACTAAAAAATCTTCTAAATAAATTTCTAATTGACCCGGCACAAAGACTAATAAGTAAACGCATTCATTCAAATATGGAAATGACTCAAAAAATATGTCACGCCAATCTGTAACACCGGTAACTTCTCCACGGTAGATTGTACCAAAACGTTTACCTATTCCTCCTTGAGGATAAGTAATTGTGTTTAAACCTTTTTTAACACCTTTTTGTGATGCATCAATTGTCACCCGACCATAAATCATAGGTGATAATTCGCCTCTACTAAACTCATCTTGCGACCATGTAACTTCTGGCATATCAATTCCTATGATAAAGAGTTTGGATAAACACCGCCAATATAACGATTTCCTAACACTGGAAAATCAACTTGTGTAAATTGCGGTCTATTTTGGCAATCAACACCCATCGCTAAAGCTTGCATTTCTATTCTCTTTTTTTCAAGAACAGCATAATAGTCTGTTTTCTCTGCGTTACTTAAACAAAGGTACGTTGAAATTTCAAATACAAAATAATTTACAAACCATGGTGGCAACATAGATACGTCTGGTTGATATACAAATTGCATATACCATTCAGTATCTTGAAACGCATAGATTTTATTACCATGAAAAATATCCCAGTCATATGTATTGGGCCAAACGCTTAAGGTTTTTAACCATCCACTTGGTAATTGATAAACATATTTATATGGTGCTGGGGGTGTTTCAACAAGTTTGCTTAATTGTTCTATCTTTGTCGCAAATCTCCAGTTACCTTGAGACAAAACACTAGGTAACAGCATGTCATAAGCCTGTTCAGCAGAAACTATAAGCTCATCTTGGTTAATTAAGGAAACAACAGGAGCATGGCCCAACTGTGTCACCGCATTTGATATAATGGATGTTTTGGTAATCATACTCCTGCGCTCCTCAATTATTAAACAGCAGCTCTTAAGACTTGATAGTACAGAACTAAGTCAGCACCAGGGTCTCCAGAGAATGTAACGGTGATAGTATCTAATGTTGCAGCAGCAGCTAAAACTGTGCGATTATTAGTACCATCGTTTTTAACTTGAATAAATACTAAGTCAGTAGCTAATACGCCATTTACAGTAATTGCTTCAGATGCAGAACCACCGGTAGTTGTGTACTGTGCAGCATATTTCACAACATGACTAGGTGTAATTCCAGCAGCTAATTTTGCTAAAGTTACAGCACCAGCTTGAATATTAGCAGTTGCAACAGCGCCAGCAGGACCATAAGAAACTACAGAAATAGTTCCTAAATCACGATCAACAGCGCTTACTAAATAAATACCGTCTGCATCAGATGCATCGATAAAAATTAAGTCGCCAACTGCTAAATCATAAACAACAGGCGCAAAATAGTCGGCTGCAGTTACAGTTGCAATATTGTCAGTTGCAGAAGCATAGGTAAATATTGCTGGGCCATTTTCAGGGCCTGCATCAGTAACTACACGACCAGAGTTAAAAGCTAGAGTTTGTCTAGTCCATCTTGAATCATTAAAAGCCATTATAATTCCCCTTATTAAGCAGTGATATCACATTCAATTGCTAATGTACCACGATTATCAATTACAACCGCACCAGCAGAAAATACACCGTTTACTAAGTAAGAAGTGTTTTGTGGAATGTAGTTGATTTCAGTACGGAAGTTCATGCCGATACCCATACCAGTAGACATTTTGTGCCAAGCTAAAGCAGTTTGGATGTTACCAACTTGTGGTAAACCACCTTCAGTCATTTGAGGAATGATAACGACGTTAAAGCCTAAGTATTCACGAATACGTGCACGGTCGATTGGATCGTTACGAGTATAGAATGTACTGGTGAATTGGTCATCTTGCATTAAAGATTTGAAGTTACTTGCAGACATAGCAACAAATCTTTCAGCTAATGGTACTGCATGATTATCAAAAAATTCTAAACATTGGGTGAATTTTTCGTAGTTAAAGTTAGTACCACCATCTGGAATAGTGTCACCAACGTCAGCAGCAATTGCGTCAATTGTAATCTGGTCAGAACGACGACCCATAGCTTGAGCGACTAACATGGCGTTTTCCATTTTAGCGTCAAAGTTAACTGTTAATTCTTGCACTTCATCCACTGCGGTTGGTGTAGTGTATTTTTGTAAAGTACATAGAACTTTATTGTAGCCAGGATCTTGAATTGTAACAGCAGCTAAATAAGCAGTTGGTACAGAAATAACTTGGTTTACTTTACGAAATTCTACTTGCGCACCGATAACATCATATTTCATACGAACGGAATCACGAAGTAAAAAACCTTGCGAACGATATTCTGCTTTTACGAGTGCATCGAACTCAATCTGTTGTACATTGGTCAAAGATGTAGACATAATTGTCCCCTCTAAAAAAAGTTAATAAATAAAAAACTCGTTTTAAATTGGGCTTGAATTTGTCTGGTTGTCCAATAAGGGCCGTAAATGCAAGTTTTCCAATTTCTCCAGAAAACTGGACACTTGCATTTAGTTTAAAGATTTATCGATTATTTTGCAATCTTTCAATTTTTTCTGTAATTTCACGTCTATAGCGTGGGTCAGATTTATACTTCTCTATATTTTGAGTTAGTTCAGTTTGCAGGTCTTCTAAGCTAAACACGCCATCTGATTGCGCTTGCTCATTACCGGGTATCATTGTATTTTGTCCTAACATTTTTGACCTCAATTCTTCTAGTGCTAAAACTGCATCAGCCGTTCTAAGATTGGTTGTAAGTGCTTGAAAACTTTGTTCTGATAAATTGCTTCTAGCCCAGTTATTTAAAATATCTAAACGTTCATCTGCTTTTTCACCTAAAGCTTGTTTTTCAGCTTCATAGTCAACACCAAATTCATCTAAATATTTTCCAACCGTGGATAGCATTTTATCCATTACCTCTTGTGGAACACGCTTTGATTTTGCAAATTGAGCTAGCTCTTGAAAAGGTTCGTAATCCGGCTCAACCCATCCTTTGCCTGCTTCCCAAGAATACTCACTAGGAGCTTCACCAAAACGTTTTTGTAGTTCCTGATATGACTTGGCAACATCAGAGGCTTTTTTAAATTGGCTAGGTAACCATTCAGGTCTATCACCTACGCCCGGTGTATTATCATCTAACCACCATGCTGGTTCTGGAGTATTCGAAATTCCAGAATCTTGAATAGCCATATCTTCTACTGTTGCTGAAATAGTATCAAAACCCATTAAACACCTGCCTGTTTAGCCTCGTTATCTTTTTTAATTTGATAAGATTGTACACTACCAATAATTTGCCTAAACGCTTCACGAAAACCTTCATAAAAAACACACATATTTGGATATGTTTCATTAATAGGTCCGGGTGTTGCTGTTAGAATAAACCGGTCTTTCATGATTTCCAAAAGCTTTTTTCCATCTTCTGTATTAAAAACATGCCAGCATAACTCATCAAGAGCTATACCTTCTTTTGGTTGTTCAGCAGTTTGGTAATTTTCATAATAATTTTGCGGTTCAATATACGGATTGCTCATTTTACACCTGTGGTAGTTGAGGTGGTTGTCCACCTTGTTGCATCATCATATCCTGCATTTCGTTCCGTTTATCCTGTTGTGCCTGCATAGTTTGTTGTACTTGCGCTGGCGCATTTAATAACCGATTATCAATTTGCATTAAATCAGCTAGTAAATATGGATATTCCATTGGGTTAATAAAAATCTGTGCAGCTTCTGGACCACTAATACCTTGTAATAATTGAAAGTATTGAGTAAATCTTGCAATCTGCTCTTGTCCTTTTGCTAACGCTAATGGCGAACGATAGACAAATGATATCATTTTTCTATCAATTTGTGGATATGGTAACAGTCCCATTTTATCAAGAATATATGAGCATCTCTCAATAACAGGCCACAAGAATTCTTGTTGCAATCTTGAAAATAAAGGCCCAATACGTTCAGCAAGACTTTGTTTTTGAATCATTACTTCCGTCGCACTTACTGGTTGCTTACTGTCAGTTGGAATTAAAGAATCCGCAAACAGCAGTGAACGAATTTGCATTCTTAAGTCTTGTATCGACAATTGGCTAAATTGTGGATTAGAAGTATCAGGCAATGGAATTAATGGTACTTGCCCAGAAGAGCCTAATGGCGCAATGGGTATTACCGTCATTGGTTGCATTTTAAATGTATGTGGATTAAACACCGCATCACTAAAAGCCATGTATGGTTTAAATGTGTTTAAGTTTGCAGCAGCAAGTTCAATGCGTGCAAGCTCATTTAAACTAATAATAGATGGAAGCGCATCCATGATTGGACCACGACCATATGTATCAGCATTGGTTTTTTGAAAACGCCAGACAATTCCCGGATTAACCTCAAAGTTTTCAGTATAAAAAACATTGTTATCAGAACATACAACATACTGATATTTTTTTTCATTTTGAGGGTTGTACATCACTCCCTCATAAACAATTTTTAAAGTATAATCAGGATTGTTTTTTATTTCACGCTTCAATTCAGCAGGAAGAATTGCTTTAGGCCAACGAACAGTTATTTCATTAGCTTTAACATCTTCCCAGTTTCTATACCAAGATTCGATTTTTCCAGTCATTGCTTCTTCAATAGCAATTTTATCTAATGGAATGCTAGTAAATAATAATGGTTGTTCATCAGTATATTGATTGATAACCAAGCATGAAGTTCCAACTGCTAAATCAAAATAACATTCATTAATAACTACATCAAAATTTGAATCATGTATAAATTCAAATAGTTTGCGCATGTAATCATTAAGCATGCGTTGAGCATCATCACGACTTATGCCAGCATCATCTTCATCAAATTCTGGATCAATTGATAGAAAGCCCCATTGCGTTTGTGGAGGAGTCATTGCAGTATGGAGCTTACTAACAAAAGTTTTTGTTGCCTCAATCGCCGTGGTATCGTACACACGAGTACCTTTTGCTTCACCTTGTTGTTCTTTAGGTCGCCAAAAACGATTGCGGTTTGGTATTGCGTAAAAATAACATGCTTCATGCAGACTAGCCCAAAGGTAGCTTATTTGCATAGCACGGTTGTATCGTTGCTTAAATTGGTCTAGTAGCTCAGCCATGTTTTATCCTAATTTTTCTTGCATTCCAGAAGCATCAGTCATTGGTTGCATAAATCCACCTGCACGATACTTTCTTCTCATAGCACGAATAGTTTTTTCTTGTATACGTTTTTGTTCTGCTTG